TCATCAGAATAAAAGTTGTGGTGATCATCCCTCACTTGCTAATCTCGCAAAGTATGACATGGTATCGTCGTCATCACTGGCTGGTACAGACTCAGCAGTGACTGGTTCCATTGGAGCAGGAGCTGGCTCATTCATTTGAGCTTCCTGTCTCATTGTAGGAGCACCTGAACTTACTGCTTCTTCTCCAAGAACTCGGCTGAGTTTGGTTTTAAGCTCATCGTATGTTTTGTAGTTCTTTGGATCGGAGAACTCACTGAGATCATGTAGTTGGTTATAGACTGCTTCCAACTTGGCTTCGTCTCCATCATAGAGACCAGTTGAGCTTGAAAACTCTGACTTATCATAATTACGGTATCCTTCAACATTACGAATTTTTAGTTTAAAGTCAGCACCTTCCCAGAAGTCAAAAGGATTAACCGGACTTTCATCAGCAAACTCTGGCTGCATAGAATCCATGATCTTGTCAAAGATCTTCTTACCAAACTTGTAAAGCATTACTTTACCTTCGTTAGATGGATTTGAAGGATCTTGTACAATAAGCACATTGACTACATAATGGAGTCTACGTTTTTGATCACGGGCTCGGTCTTTGTCTGATTCGATACCAGAGTTCCAAAGGCGTGAGTTAAGTTCCCCGACTGGATCAGGTTGACCAATAGAAGTAAGGCTGTTTTCGATATACCAAAGACCGGTTGGTCCTTTGAAACCGTGGTCCCAGTAACGAACCCATGGGAGGTCTTGACCTTCGGCTGATGGGAGGAATCGGAGGACGGCATAACCATTACCTGCTTTATCTACTGTGGGTTTCCAGATACGTTCATCGGAGTAGTTTTTCTTTTCACCACCACCGGCAGTTTCTGCGGCTTGAACGAGTTTGGAGATTTGATCGCGGTTGCGTTTTAAATTTGCAAAAGACATATTTGTATTTTCCTTGTATAGCTGAAATATGATTTTATATTATACAACGTTCATGCGTCGTTGTACACAATTATATATACTCATCATTCGAAAAAGGCTGAATCAAGAGTATTTTGTTTTGGCAAGAAATTAAGCTGCATTGCCTCAGCTTCAAGTTTGTCCTTAATAATAGGTGAGACAAACTTTTTCATATCTTCTGGTTCTAGCTGGTTCTTCTCACAAAGATATAGAATAGCATCCAGATAACTTAATTTTAGCTCATTCACTGCATCTTCAACGAGCTTAGTAAACTTAGACTTAGTTAGAAATTCTTGTTCAATTGTCATTTCAATACCCTCAACAATATAGTATCTTCATTGATTCGACCATTAGGAGTGGTCGGTTTAGTAGTAATTTGTTTGACCAAAGTCTCAAATTGCTTTGGTGTTGAGCTGAGTGCAGATGGCAATATATCCATAGGCTTTCTCAGCGTCCATGCACGAGACTCACTGTTTATGTTCTTAATAGTAGTACCACTAATCACAAAACCATCGGTTGACTCTGTTTTGTATTCAATCAACTTACGAGTCTTTGTATTAAAACAGAGGAGATGAGTCTTACCAATAATCTGCGCTGGATTGATAGAAACAATCTTAAAGTCATTATCTTCTTTTTTGTACTTGACTTTTGAGACTTGCTTTTCCATTGACGGAGCTTTTGCAACTTTGGCTTTGCGAGTTGCTTTCGCTGCAGATTTAATTCGATCTAGATCTTCAAGCATTGCTTGACATTCTTTAATGCGGCGGTTGAGTTCTGGTCGCTTAAGATGCGAATAGCCTTCTACTGCTTGTTCACAACGCTTATGATATGCGTCTTCATAATCAAGCAACCAGCCCTCAACCACCTGACGGACGGGAAGAGCAGCGCTGCCACTCAACCCATGCTTACGAAACAAATCGTAAACATTGATAGAAGCTTTTTCACCTTCAAGCCACTCATCTTCAAGATTGAGGAGATCTTGCATGATGGTGTTTGAAATTTTAGCCTGCAGACGTTGTTGAGGAGAGAGTGTAACAACATTCGATGTTACTTTCGCCTGCATAGCTTTTTCATGATGTAATGTCTTACCCATATCAATGAGCTCAGACAGCTTCTTCACCAGAGATTGTTTCCAATACTCTGATCTCTCCGTGACTTCCTGCTGAGTGTTATACCAAAAAGCAGTAGCCGCATAATGTGAAAATTGAAATTTATAGTCAGGACAGGCCAAGATATATTTGGCATCTGTCTTACTGAAGTTGTTTTTTGTAAAAGTTTTGGTTTGTGAAATAAGATCTTTACGGTCAATTTCCATATGGAAATAGTCTTTGACTGCGTCAAAGCCTTTGTCGACCGGAGCTCCAAGTACACCAGTACGGGCACGAGCTCTAATAGTTTTCTTTTTGGTTCTCTTTGGTATAGCCATAATATTGCTCCTCAACAATCAAAAATAATATGATGGGCCTTTCTTATGAGGGCGCTCCACTTCCCACCTGCGTCTTTATTTTATAGTCGTTACAGGCTTAACCGCGTTCATCGCTCGACTGTTCCCTTTATTGTTAGATATATTCTATCACGTTTTACTGTGTTTGTAAACAAAATAATGAGCAGATTCTAAATTAATTTGCTTAGCTTAGAGAAGAAAGGAGATCCTCTAAGCTAAGCTTATTGAGCAGAGCCGAGAAATATAGTATCGGTTGCGATTACCAGAGTTTCCACCACGCCTTTTTTGCAGTAGACGGAAACTTATTTGTATCGATTCGTTCAGGTTGATAGTTTTGAGTCAGATAGTAGTCAAGACAGTACTGTGCTAGAATACTCTCGGTGTTAGACCCGTCTGCCATTCCTTTGAGCAAGATCAGATCTGACTCGGTAAGTTCTTTACCATAGTTATCTACTAACTGGCGAGCAGCGTCTTCCATCTCCATATCAAACTGAAGAGCGTCAATATTAATATCTTCAAAAATATCTTTACCCATCATAACTAAAAAAATCCATTATTGCCATAAAAATTAAAATGATTCCAGTAATGATCATCATGAGATTACCATTAGCAACTATTAGATTAATGACACCAAGAATTGCTGGTCCGTACTTATATAAGACATGTTTTTTCATTCATACTCTCCATGATTCCAACCATAAAAGATATGATCACCAATCGTTGCTTTTACTGTTTTCACTTCAGCCCATCCCGGTGTGACATAGTCGGCATGGTACCATAGTGAACCATCAACTAGATCGTCGGTCTTTCCAAAGTATGCACCAAAGGCTGCAAGTCGCGCCATGTCCCAGGCTTCATTATCACCATCAGGAATCTTATCAGATTTACCATCACAATACCAAGAGAACTGGCAGCGATCACGTACCGGTATTCTAATCTCAGGATCTTTCCAAGATGGTCGAGTCGGACCTTGAAAGACAACATCACAGACAGTATCAGGATAATATTCTGATTCAACTCTGTTCATGACAACCTGACTGACCGCGATCATGCCATTCATATCTTGGTTTCTAGCTTCCCAATATGCATTAAGAGCTAGACAAACCAAAGCTTCGCTTAGCATAACCAGTTTGGACTCGACTCGTCAATGTAGGCACGGATTTCAACCGGCGTGGGTTGTGACCCAGTTGTTTTATGCCAGAAGACTGGACCATTTTTTTCTGTTTCGATCATCCAATCCCACGTCTCTACCGAGACAAATGGACTCTTATCACATTGAATTCTCCACTTCTTATAGAGCATTTCAAATCGTGGATAGGCATTATTAACCATTAACTTCTCCTCATTTGTGCGTATATTTTTGGATCAGTTCCTTTACCAACGGGAACTGTGTTTGACTTGTGCATCGTGGCGAGTCCGACGATATAGTCTCCAGAGTATTCCTGTGCGTTACGCTTTCCTTGGATGGGTGTAACGACGTCCGACGTCGGGATGCTGAACGATGTGCTTGCATAGTCCGGAATACTCGAGCCATTATTCTTCTCCTTAGTTTTCAACTGATCAGGATGGACACCACGTTTACGAAGCCATTTGTTATGTTCTTCGAGCGCTTTGTCTTGACCCGGTTCTTTATTACGCCGGCGTTTCCTAGTATTTATACTGCTCATTCCGCGCACTAAATGCATCGTCATGTTTAGTTCCACCCTTCACTTGACTCATAAGAAGCCTGTGCACGTGCACGATCGCCATAGTACTCATCAACATACTTTTCAGAATCTGTATAAGCATTGATGTTGTGAGTGTCGATACCTTGCTCGTCTTTAGGAGTCTCGGTATAATCACGAAGGCGACCAATGCGTGTTTGCTTGGCCTGAAACTTGTCAGCAGCTTTTTTGATAGCAGCTAGACGTTGTGTTGTAGACATATTCTTGGTAATAATAACTGACATTTGGAACTCCTCTTTTCCTCATTTTGTATATACATTCTACCATACTTTTAACTGATTGTAAACAAAAAAGTGAGCAGAAATATTCAATCAAATCAATAACTTGTCATTTTTTTTAATTTTAATTCAACTTCCTTGATATGTTTACACTTACGATAGGCAATACAAGTACAATCAAAACCGTAGTCAACCATCTCTACGTAGTATTGATCGCCCTTTGAACCAGTTACTGGCCACTTGACTCCGACAAATGGATGGTTCTTTGTTTCTATGAATTCTGACTTATGCGCCATGATTTAACTGCTCCTTGTACCATTGATGGATAGTTACCTAGAAAGGTACCAGCTTTGAGATCAGACTTTGAAATATATCGCTTATGTCTATGGTCTACATCATCCCAGTTATCAAGTAGATACTGAGCTAATTCGTCAAACTCAGCGTCAGAGATCAATGGATCATCCTCTACATAATAGGCATATGCACACATCAGATATTTCGCAATAGGATTCTTCACTTAACCCCAATCCTTCTTATCACCTGTTTCTTCGTTGTATTCATAACCTGCATTATAAGCTTCGATCTCATCATTAGACATCAATTCTTCTGGAATATGATTTGACTTATTAGTGCCACCTTCAAAATAATGAGGCCTACGTGGACGGTGGTAATAGCTATCTGCAGAACCACGATCATATGCACCACCATGACGTGTGTCATAACGTTTAGTGCCTTCAACATTCATACCGTATTCATTAGTCATAGGTTACTCCTCTACCAGATCAACAAAATTGGAAGTGCAGCCATAGCCAACATAAAAGTGATACCACCAAAGATCAATTCGAACTTAGTCATTATACACGTACCTCATATCCAAGATTATTAAGAACCCAATCGTTGCCAAGATCTTTAGCAAAAGCGATAACAACACCTTCACGTGGATGTGTATCCATACAATCAATGAAGCTTTTAAGCGAACCCATGTGACCTTTATTGAAACGACTCTTTACTTCAAGAACATCGTTACGATCTTCGGCATACATTTCAGCCATATCATGGTCAACACCAACAAACTCAACATGGCTGTTCCAAAGATTCTTTTCAAGCTTTGTAAGATTTTCTAAAAACATTTTGGAC